ACTACTTTGGGTTTGTTTATCTCATTACCAATAAGTACAACGGACGATCGTACATTGGTAGAAAGTATTTCTGGTCGTTTAGAAAACCTCCTGGAAAGAAAAGAAAAGTAAAACAAGAATCAGACTGGAAAAAGTATTATGGTTCTTGTCCTGAATTAAAAGAAGATATAAAATTATATAATAAAGAGAATTTCAATAGAGAGATATTGAGTTTGCATACGACTAAAGGTCTTTGCAATTATGAAGAAACTAAACAGTTGTTCTTAAATAATGTCTTATCTGAGGCACTTGACAACGGGAGTCCTGCGTTCTATAATAGCAACATTCTCGGACGCTATATGCGTAAAGACTATGGTAACTTTGGAAGACACTCTGAAGACGACTCATGATTGGGCAGTTGACAGAATGCACACTCTATGCGAAATAGAGACCTATGACGTGTTAGAATCCGTAGAGAATGCTCATGCGATTCAATCGGAGTTTGCCGAATGGTTGGACCCCAACGTTGAAGACCATGAGATTTATTCTTTGGAATATCTTGGTGACGATTGAGTCACTAAATATCCCGTGCCGTGAAGAGCATTACGTTCTTGTGACGGATGTCGATTTCTATTAATTAAATGTTTAACAAAATTCTTCTTGGCCTGCTTTCAATCTCTATTCCAGCAGCATGTGCTTATCCTTCAATTAGTGAGATTAAAACTCCACCAGAGATTGATGTTTCTGTAAATCAAGAAAAAGCAATCAAGATCGAAGTCATTGAAAAGAAGTGGACATGTCCAACTTGTAATCCTAATGAGCAGTATGTTTTAGAACAACTTCAAAAACATACAAGAATTACTGATCGTAATGCACTAGCAACGATTCTTGGTAATATCAAATCAGAATCAAACTTCTATCCAAACATTTGTGAGGGTGGAGCACGAGTTCCTTATGACAAGTGCTATAGTGGTGGTTATGGATTGATTCAGTGGACTTCTATTGGACGATATCGCAATCTTGGTAAGTTTTGTAATAAGTATGGATGCGATCCTAGTAGTTTAGAAGGACAAACTCGTTATATGATTAATGAAAGCACCTTCCAAAGATATCTTCCAGAATTTGAAGGCACGGGTCAAACAGTTTCTCAATATATGGTTGCTGCCTATTATTGGTTGGGATGGGGAATCAAAGGATATCGTGAACATTATGCATATGATTACACTAAAAAAATGGTATGGGCATGATTAAAAAAATTATTTCAAAACTTATTGGTAATACTATTAAAAAACCAACGCAAGAAAAAGAAACTCAAACTTCCTTACTACAAAAGAAAAACGCAAATTATGTTGGTGTTCCTGCGCCCGTAATCTTGTCTAGTGATCCTTGGTTTGGTTCTGCAACTAAAAGTGAAAAGGGAATTGAGTATGAACAAAAAATTGCTACAGAATCTAAAATTCAAGAAGAGCAAAGAAAAGAAACGACTCAAGAACCTGAAAACATTCATCAAGTAATGTATGAAAAGGCAACAAAAAACTGGACTACTATATCCGAAACGCAGGGTGGTTCTGAGAACTTTCAGGAAGGACCTAGTGGATGGAACTCTGGAACTGGTATGAGACAATTTCACAAATGAAAGAAGATTGGCGCTATAGTGAAGAACGAATGGAGTTAAGGCAAAAAGCATATACTCTTCTCTTAGGAAGATTTGGTTCTGAACTTAACGAAAACGGAGAACCACTTTATAGTATGCAAAGTATTTCTGAATGTGCTCATGATTGGGTTTCTCAAGGTAATGTAAATACTAGTGGACTAGTAAAATATTATGAGGCATATTACTCATGAAAAACTTTTTTGCTGCACTAGTCGCAGCTGTTTCATTCGGTTCTCCGGTTTTAGCAGAACCAACTAAAGGATTCTATACGATGGACTCAATGGGTTGCATGATCTTACAAGAATGCACCGACAATGTTCGACGAATCAAGAGTATCGACGATATTCGTAAAGAGTTTCCTAATTCTGATTTTGATCTTGTTGCTGACGAGTTTGACTCGATGCTGGTATCCCTTGATAAGATCGGAGTTATGGTTTTTCTAGGGCACGAAAAGTATTTTCCCCCTGGACATCGTGGTGTTTATCATACGGTCTCTAATAACTTCTATCTCAATGATGCCTATATGCATCGTCAAGGTGTATTGATGTCCGTACTGCGTCACGAGGGATGGCACGCTGCACAAGATTGTATGGCTGGTAGTATTGAGAATAGTTTGATTGCTATTATTAAACCAGAAGAAGAAGTACCTAAACTCTGGAGAGAGATGGTAGAGAGATCTTATCCAAAGTCTGCCGTGCCTTGGGAAGCAGAGGCAACTTGGGCAGGAAAAACCGAAGGAATGACGGAAAAGGCACTTGCTGCTTGTGCTACCGGTAAAATGTGGGAAGTCTATGAACCGACTCCATTAACCCGTAAATACCTGGTAGAGGAAGGTTATATTGATAAATAATAACATTCCAACTAGGAAACAACCAGCCGAGGAGAATCCTGCGAAACTCTTTAGTGTAATAATGGTAGATTCTCTGTCGGAAAATACTTTTCAAGTATGTCTAATTTAACAAGAGATGTGTTAATCAAGACTATCGTCGCAACGGAAATGCAAAAATGTGATAGTCCTGATTATACTCAACAATTAAAGAAAACATATCATAAGTGGGAACACGAATCGAGCAGTGTTCTTTGCCAAAAGTTTAATCAAATACAACACACAAACATTACTGTAGACTTGCTCAAACCATAAATATAAGAGCCTTGCTCTTGTCAGATGCCGGAAGAAGTAAAAGAAGTTTCTAAAGAAGAAGAGAAAAAGAAAGGTCCATTTGCTAAACTAAAAGCAGCTGCCGATGACCACGAAGGTCAGTTGGAAGCAATCAGCACTATGGTCAGACTTGGTATTCTCGTCTGGTCTGGTGGTATTTTGACTCTTGCTTATATTAAACTTCCTGCTGCACTTGGTATTCCTGAACAGAAACTTGATCCTACTTTCATCGCATCGGTCTTCACTGGGGTTCTAGCAACATTTGGTGTTCAGACTGCGAAGAAGTCTGGTGATGGAACGATGAAGATGGGTGCCGCTTCTGGTGGAGTATCTAAGGCAGACTTGGAGAAACTGATTGCCGCTGCAGCACAGACAGCACCTGCTCAAACCATTCGTATCGAGCAAGCACCTATTCAGATTGCAACTGCTCCTAAGAAAGACGGAGAACCACCTGTAATGCCTACGGTATAAAACAATGATGCTACTTACTTTGTTTATTGTTGGTCATATGGAAATCGGCAATGGACTGTGCCGTACAGAGATGATGATTTATGATGAACCAGTTGCTATGGAATATCCCTGTGAATATTATTCTGAACTGAAAAATTTAGATATCAAACTACAAGGTCAGTAAGATGGCAACCAACAACACTCCACCAAAGTCTCCATTCAAGTGGGTAGTTCTCACTGTGGGGACTTTAGTTGGTGTTGCCCATATTGGTGTGTTGGGACACGTTCTTAATGCAACAAAAATACCTGTAATCAACTTTCCACAGGGAGATTATTCATCTTATAAGGTTGAAGCAACTAGGGACGGATACAGAATTGAATATCGAGCAAATGACCCTAGAGTTTTACAATCAGAAAAATCACTTCAATTAGATTCTGCTAAGAAGGGTTTATTTGGTCCTAAGGTAGAGCATCGTAAGGAATATCGTATTGACCAATATACTATGGATGGTGCTAGAAACTTAGGAGGTGGCGTTGACGCCGAGGGAAAGTCTGCAAAAGACATAGAGTGCATCGTGGCGGACGCTGGAGCACGGTCACAAGGTGCGATGGCAGGGACAGCAATTAGTGCTGGTCTGATTGTCCCAGCAGTCACCAGTATTCCTTATGTTGGATGGTTGGCATCTGGTTGGGCACTGTTGCTTGGACAGAAGATTGGATCCAATATTGGTTCAGAGGTTGGTAGTGCATTTAATGATTGCTAATGAACTTATTTCTTAAACCTCTTGCCGATATTAATGATCCTGTTTGGTCTGTAATTATATTATTGGGATGTGGACTTATTTTTACTTTGTACTGTGTCGTCTATATACTTCGTATGTCTTTCTCTGAAATGAGTGATGAGCGACCTGACGAATAAGGATGCCGAACAAGATTCTAAACTTGCTGTTCTAGAAAGTAGAGTAGAAAGTTTTAGAGAAAGAGTTATTTCTTTAGAGGAACGTATGAAAGAAGTTCCTCAAATGAATGAGTTAGATTCCTTCGCAAGTCGTATTGAAAAACAAAATGATGACCTTAAGAATAGGGTCAGACAACTAGAACGTTGGGTATGGGGTGCTGCTGCAGTCATTGCAGTTGGTGCATTTGTGATTGGTATTGCAGCAAACGCACAAGAGGTAAACTATGGGAGCAATGGTTCCGCCAAGCAGGAAGTCCTGTTATAACTTCCGAGTTGTAGAAATAAATAGGGTTGTAGACGGCGATACAATCGATGTCACTATTGACCTGGGTTTCGATCTTTATAAGAAGGAAAGGGTCAGAGTGGCAGGAGTCGATACACCAGAGAAACGAACACGCGACGACGAAGAGAAGGCTCTTGGGTACGACGCAACCCACTGGCTCGAAGACAAGCTCAATGGTGCTATCGCTGGTGATGATGACCTCGTTATTAGGACTGAGCTTGTTGGGGGTGTTGGTAAATACGGTAGACTCCTGGGATGGCTTTACATCGGAGACGGAGAAGTCTCTCTCAACGAACAAATGAT